AGCCGCTTTCGAGAAGAAAGGTCACGGTGGGGGTGAGACCGAAGGCCAAAGCGCCATCGAGAAGTTAGACACGCTTGCTAAGGCGCACGCGGAGAAGCATAACGTAGACTACGCCACGGCGTATTCAACAGTGATCGAGTCTAACACCGATCTGTACAGGGATTCTTTGAACTAAACTTTAAACAAGGAAGGGGATCGTTATGAGTAACGAAGAAAGCTTACGATGCATATCGCTTCAATCTGCTGCTGACTTCTCGACGACCGGGCAATGGAGATTCGGGACTGTTGACTCGAATGGCCGAATCGGTTTGACGGGTGCGGCTGCTAGAGTGGACGGCATCATTCAAGGCAATGTCGATGCGGCTGATCGAGCTGTTACGGTCGGCATTCACGGCATCTCTCAACTCGAATTAGGTGGGACTATCACTGCCGGTGATAGCATCCAGTCTGGCGCGAGCGGCGTAGGTGTTTCAGGTTCCACTAACGTTAAAGCGATTGCGTTAGCTTCGGGTGTCTCTGGTGACGTAGTTGAAGTATTGCTACTTGGTTAATAGGGGGAATATCTAATGCCACAACCAACTCGCGGGGATGTTCATGTTAATGCCCCCTTAACCAACATTTCGATTGCGTATATCCAAAACAGTCGGAACTTTATCGCGGATAGAATGTTTCCAAACATTCCTGTTAGCAAACAGTCTGATCGTTACTACACCTACGATCGCGGCGACTTCAACCGTGACGAGATGAAGCGACGCGCACCCGGCACTGAGTCTGCTGGCGGCGGGTATGCAGTGGATAACACGCCTACTTACTACTGTCCTGTCTGGGCATATCACAAGGACGTTGACGATCAAGTTCGAGCTAACAGCGACAGTGTTTTAGCCCCCGATCGAGATGCCACTATCTTCGTTTCTCAGAAAGCGTTGATCAGACGTGAGCGATCTTTTGCGGCGAATGCATTAGCGGCAGGCGTTTGGACTAACGAATTGACGGGTGTTAACTCTGACGTTACCGCTGGTTCTGAATTCTTGATTTGGAATGACGCTAACTCAGACCCTATCACTGACATTCGAACTGCGGTTAGAACTGTACTTGAGCTAACTGGTTTCGAGCCTAACAAGCTTGCGCTCGGTAAGACTGTGTACGATGCGTTAGTAGATCACCCAGACATCATCGACCGTGTTAAGTACGGTCAAACTCCGGGTGCGCCTGCTGAAGTTAACGCTTCTACTCTGGCTCAGTTATTTGACCTAAGCGAAGTGTTAGTGTCTAAGGCGATCCACAACTCTGCTGCTAAGAATGCCACTGAGTCTAGTGCGTTCATATCAGGCAACCATGCGTTGTTAGCTTATGTTGCGCCGAACCCCGGCATTATGATTCCATCAGCGGGCTATACCTTCTCGTGGAACGGCTGGATGGGTGCTTCTAGCACGGGTCACAGAATCAAGCGTTTCCGTATGGAGCACTTAGAGTCTGATCGTATCGAAGCTCAAATGGCTTTCGATCACAACATCGTTGCTGCGGATTGCGGTTACTTCTTTGAGAACGCAGCCGACTTTGACGCGGTAGTATCAGTCTAATGCCGTTGCGGGTATTCAAACGGCCCCAGTTTGACGCAGAGGGGCCATTTCTGGTTCGCTCTGCGTTTTTATTCAACGGGCGTAAGTTACGTCCGGGGGAGCCGTTTCCGCATGAGAAGATACCTAAGCACAAGTTAGCAGGGTTATATCGAAGGCGGAAAATCGACATAACAACGGTTGATGGGAAAGTTACCGACGAGGTTGGTAAGTATATCGGGCCTCACTGGTCGACACTCGACGATAAAGAAATTCTACGCTTTGCGTATAAGCAAACTGGAACGAGACGTCGTAATCCCGACATCGCACGAGCTGAACTGGCAGCTCTTGAGACAGCGGGGGAACTAAATGCCTGGTCTACTGGACGGTGATATAGCGAAAGCTATTTTCGCAGGGTTTAAAGGTAAGTTACTTAAAGGCACTCTTCGTAGAGAAACTTTGGGTACCACCCTAGATACTTACGGAGACCCGACAGGCGACACGGTAACGAGTTACCCGATTGAAGGTTTTACCAGCGGCTATTCGGACTTCTATCGAGTATCTGCCGGTATACCTGAAACAGATTTAAAAGTTAGTATTTTCGCTGAATCGTCTCCCGGTCTTGTGCCGCAGAAAGATGATTTAGTTAAGTTTCAAAGCAGGTGGTATCAGTTACGATCTGTAAATAACGACCCAGCCACGGCGCTGTATTCGTGCCGAGCGTTTGAAGTGGAGGCTCCGGTGTGAAAGGCGTTTGGGACGTTAAGAAAGAAGTTGATAGGATTAAACGTGTAGTTAGCGCCAGTTTGGAGGCGACGGCAGTGTTCTTGAAAGATGACGCTGTTCGAAGGATCGTAGATCCACCTAAGACGGGGCGGTACTATGTAGGGGCACCGTACCGGGTAGGTAAGCCACCTCACCAAGCTTCTGCACCGGGTGAGTCGCCTGCGGATGACAGTGGAGCGCTTAAAGCCTCTGGTCGCGTAGAAAAGAAGTCTGATTTTCATTTTGAGGTAAAGTTCGGGGGTCAAGGTGGAGTCGATTACGCGAGAGACTTAGAGTACGGTATGCCGCAGCTCAAGAACCCACTAGAGCCTCGACCTTTTTTACGGCCAGCGGTTGAAGAAACTCGAAGCAAGTTGCCTAAGATTCTGGATCTTGCGAGTTTTTACAGCAAAACTTTATAGATGCCATACAGGGAAGGTTAAGAGTGAGTGTAGATGTAGCCCCCGCTATACGTACTGCGGTTATCGCTAACAGCACGATAACAGACATTATCTCGACATATAAAGGCGCTGCGTCTGTCCATACGAGGGTGCCTGTGCCTACGGGGGTTACACTACCGTATGTCGTGATAGGGCCAGATGTTGCCATATCGGACTACGACGGCTTGATATCAGATAGGCCACGGGTAATACGGGATGTGTTCGTTTACGGAGCGGCAGGGAGCTCACGTCAAGATGACTATCGAGATGTTGAAACGGTAGCATATGAATTGAGAGACATGTTCCACAGGGACAAGACCTCGTTGACGGTAACTGGGTATGACGTAGTGGATGTTCAAGTTAACGGCCCCACACCAGCACCGTCCAGTGATGACGAGATCATTGGCAGAGTAGTAACTTTGACGATTAGACTAAGGAGTTCGACATGACAATCAGCACGGGGAGCGGCGTTCAGTTCTTCATCGGCACTACAATAAGTGCTGAAAACTTATCACAGTACCTATCGGATACATACACCGAGGTCGGGGAAGTTGAAGATATCGGCGAATTCGGTGACGAAGCAGAAGAGGTAACGTTCGCTTCTCTTGCCGATGGTCGATTACGTAAGCTTAAAGGCGTAAGAAACGCCGGTACGATGGCCGTTATCTGCGGTGACGATCCAAGTGACTCTGGTCAGGCGGCGCTTGTCACAGCAGAGGCAGACGTACTTGATTACAACTTCAAAGTTGTGTTAAACGATAAGTTGACAGACGGGGGTACCCCCTCTGAGCACTATTTCAGGGGTAAGGTAATGTCGAAACGTTTGGCAGTTGGAACTGTTAACAACGTTCTACGACGTACATTTAACGTGGGTGTTAACTCTGAGATAATCGAGGTAGACCCAACATAACAAACCATTAAGGCGGTTATATGGTTAGCAAATCAAACATCGGTTCGGGTGACGTTGAGGTTCGTTTAGGCGGAGAGAAATTAGTTCTCCGCCCGTCTCTGAATGCAGCTATCAAGTTAAGCACGATGCCGGGTGGATTAACTAATCTCGTCACTCGTTGCTCTAACTTAGACTTTGAAGCCATCAGTGACGTTCTTATCATTGGCGGCGAAATGAAAGTCGATGAGAAAACCAAGGAGAAGATATACAAGGCGGGTTTAATAGACCTAACGGTGCCGTGTATCGAGTATCTGAACATACTGGCGAGTGGCGGCAAGCGTCCTGAGAAAGAGGAAAAAGACGAAGATGTCCCTTTGGGCCGAAACTCTCGATAGAAGACTATTACCGGGAGTTAGCTAAATATGCAATGGGGTGGCTCGGCTGGGGGCCAGACGTAGCGCTTTCAGCCGACGTCAACTGCATACTCATAGCGATGGAAGGTAAGGTCGAGATGATGAACCCTTCTGCCGTAGGAAGAGAGAAGGCGGGTAGTTTAGCCGCTTCTAAGTTCCGGTCGTTCGCTAGAGATCACAATTTAAGATGGGGGGTACAGCATGGCTGATGGCGAAATTAAAGCGGTAGTCACTGCGGATATCTCATCGTTCGAGACGAAATTAAAGACCGCTGAAAAAGCGGCTGAAACTTTCCGCACTAAACTAAATAAAAGCTTAACGGGCAGCACAGGTGAGTTTGTAACTAACCTGAAAAAAGACGTGGACGCTGTTCAGAAAGTCCTACCTAAGTTTAAAGAACTACTTCAGCCTCTAAAAGACATCGGTGCGAAACTGCGCCCGATCAATACGGCTTTCGGTAACTTGGCAACCAAGTTGAATAAAGTTGCTGAGAAAGGCATGGATGCGGCTATCAGTTTAACTGATGTTGCTGATGCTTTGACTAAAGCCGACCAAAAGCTGAAAGGCATTACCGATAAGATTTCTACGAACACGACCGTCACTAACGCCCTAGTCAAAGCGAACAAAGACTTAACCAACAGCACTAAAGCTGCGGGACAAGCGACGCAGAACTCGATAAATAAGACCACCAAGCAGATAGACGTATCGGGTAGAACACTGGATGCTTTCGCGGACTCTGCGGCCCTAGTCACCGGCCCGTTAGGCGGGATATCCTCTCGAATACAAGTTTTAAATAGGGCTTTTAGCTCAGGCACCCTGTCGATCGTTGGTGCGACTACAGCATTGGTTCTGTACGGGCAAGCGGTTAAGAGAGGGGTACAAGAGACCATCCAGTATGAAGAGGCTCAGAGACGTATTCAAGCTGTCTTGAAGGCCACGGGTAACACGGCCCGATTTACGAAAGACGAGATGGTGGCGTTTGCCGATGAGCTCGCGTTGAACACGCTGGGTGATTCGCTAGAGATACAAAGAGCTCAAGCTCAGTTGTTATCGTTCAGGGGTGTATCTAGGGACGTTTTCTTTGAAGTCATAGAGCTATCTCAAGACTTGTCGTCTGCCGGGTTCGGTACGCTTGCTCAGAACGCTAAGCGTTTGGGTAAGGCTGTTCAGTCGCCTGCCAAGTCGATGGAGGCGCTCAGAGAGATAGGGATCAAACTCAAGCCAGAGGTATTAGAGCTCGCTAAGAGGTTAGAGCTGTCCGGTAATCGTCTTGAAGCTCAAAGACTGGTATTAGATGCGGTCGCCGATGCCGTGGGCGGTGTGGCCAGAGAGATCGGTTCGGATGGATTAGCGGCAGCGCTTGATACGGCAGGTCAAAGAGCGAGTGAGTTTTTCAGGACGCTTGCTGAAGAAAGTAACGCAATTACGCTAACTCAAAAGTACATCAATGAGTTTGCTAACGGACTCCATAACCTAACCATAGCCATCAGGGATTTCAATCGAACTTCGTTTACAAATGATAAGTTCAAAGACGCGGTTGCTGAGCGTTTTAATCTTATTAAGAAACTCGAAAAACGCATGGAGAAAGTCGGGGAGAGCCATGAGGTATTTCCTGATACTGAAGTAAGGTTGTATGAGAGATCGATAACCAAGCTAGACAAAGTTCTCGAAGGTCACAGTAAAGCTAAGATCGTTGCATATGAGGAAGAACTTCGGCTGCAAGACCTACTGTCCGATCGGATAGACATTAATAGAAAGATCGCTTTGTTGGCCAGCAAACAGTCTGATCGTTACTACACCTCCGATCGAATTAGGGGTGCTCTCGCGGAGCAAAAGGAAGATCTCGAAGATATAAATAAGCTTATCGTCAAGCAAGCGAAACTCGTCAAAGAGGCTCGTAAGGCTGCCGCAGGTGACTTTAAAGACGTTGAAGAAGACGACGGGGGTGCGTTCGACCTAAGTAAGAAACAAGCCAAGATACGTAAAGAGTTTTCGGCTGAGCAGAACCGATTGAACTCTTTGAGAACTGTCTCGCTTCGAAGCACTAAGGAAGAGAATAAGATACTCAGCCATATGCT